TGGCATATTTTGTGTTTGCTGTGAGGTCCCAGATTTGGACGAAGTCTTTGTCGTCGGCTTTTCTAATGCCTCGCCCAATACTTTGTATAACTCGGACAAAGCTCTTTCCGGGTTCCAGAAGAACCAAATTAAAAATACGAGGGATATTAATACCCACAGCGGCCACACCGTAAGTCGCCACAATAATCTTGTCATCACTAGTTGCCACTTCACGATACTGTTCCTTGCGTTTTGTTGTTTTAATTTTACCACTAATAAAAACTGCTTCAGGAACTTCGTTGATAATAAAATCGCCTGACTCAATTCTGTCTACTAATACAAGCACGTTGCCTGTTGCAGAAATGTCCTTGATTAACTGAGATATCCAAGCCATACGTGTCTCGTCTGTGACTAGATACTTTAGTTCTTCGGGATAACTACCGAACTCTTTCCACTCCTGCGTCTGGATGATATTTACGTGACATCCGCTAAGTACGCCTGCTTCTTGAAGTTCGTATGCCTTGACCTGGTGCACTACTTCTCCTAGTCCTGCACGAATATTTTCAAAGTCAATATCTTCTCTAGGAATGGTACCTGTTAGTCCCCAGCGAATAGGAGTATGTGCAAGATTTTGTGTTAGCAGTTTCTTCAGTACCTCAGCTTTGGCCATATGTACTTCATCAACCATTACTGTTTGAACACCATCTAACAGCTCTGCCAGTGTTAGGATTTCGTCGTCCTCAGCAGCGTTCTTGCCCTTCTTGTCGAGGATGTTTAGACTTTGCCAAGTACAGATTGTATGTGTCTTGTTCAGGTCTTTGCGATCACCGTAGTACACCCCAACATCTAATCCGCAGTTGATAAAGTCTTCTTCAGTTTGCTCAACTAGTGATTTGTTAGGAACAATAGTGACTGTTCGTCCGTACTTTTCACAAATCTTAGCAAGTGTAGCGGTAGTAATAGTCTTGCCGAAGCCAGTGGCAATTTCTTGAATACATTGCGGATTCTCAAGGAATTTGTTAACTACTTCAACTTGATCGTCGCGTAGTCTAATAGGTTCTCCTGCAAAGCGATGGTCTTCAGGCCAAGTCTGATCTCCCCAGAAGTCTGCTTCGACTTTATCAAACTGAAGATCTACTGGAGTGCGTTGATCCTCTACCTCAATGTAATATCCCCACCCGTCAAGCAGCGGTAGTACACGATCGAGTAAGCTAACAAAAGTAGTACCACCTAGACCAAAGAAAGCAGTACATCCGTCCCAGCGACCTAGTCGATAGGCGGGCATATACTTTGCTTTCTGGTCAAAGTACTTGAACTTTTTAACTAGTTCTTTACGTGTATCGAGGTCGAGGCCCTCGATTTTTACGTTTACTTCGTCTTTAATTATAACTCGTGCTGTTGCCATTTATTTTTATAGTTATTAGGTTGCTTCATACTATAGTACACTAAATTCTGAGCGTTATCAACCGCTGCACTCATCGTAAAGTGTAGATAGTTATAGTATCCGAGATTGATTACTGTCTTAAATTTAACACCAGATTTTACCAAAGGTTTAGTAATTTTAGTGCTGACAAAAACTACTTTGGTATTTTCATCAACAGGATTGTTGAGATTCATTTGCTTTACATAGCTGTTGAAAGTTGCGCGTTCATTCGGAAGCCTGAACATAACACTGATTTCTTCTTGAGTAATGCCCAGCGACATAACAAACTCAGTCCACTTGATAGTAGAATCGAGTTCATTACCACCTGGAATAATGATCAATACAGGGCCGCCAAACTTGATCAAGTCTGCAAATTTGTCTATTTTAACTGCTTCGCTGTTGAACCACGGTCGTTCTAAACTGCTGGCCAGCACACGCCGCACAACAGAACTTAGCTCGTTATTGATACGATCATCAATTCCGTCATCCCAAGATGTAACCCCATAGTCTCTTGCCGAGAACAATGCTTCTGCTAGATTGTCGGTGTTAGGTTGCGGAACCTTAGGATGTGCATTTTTAATTTCAAACCCAGCAGGAGTTTGTACAATCATAGGCAAGTGATTTTCAACATTGTTGATCACTTTATTCACGTCTGCGAAAAGGGTTAAAAATTCATCATCTGCTGTGAATCTAAGAGGTAGAAGAAAATTGCCCAACCAACTGATGTTAGTTTCAGTTAAATTAAAATGCCATTTTCGTTCTTCGCTATTCCAAGCACCGGCGTGAACAGGATGCACTTCTTGATTGCGCTTGCGAAATGCATCAACAATTTCTTGATCGAAAGGAAACTCAGCAACGATAATTGATTCGCTGCCTTTTTTAATGCTGATCTTTTTGTAAGTAGGAATTACTCTAAAAGGATGCTGCCACTGAGGATTATTGATATGATCGTCGATAGTTGGAACGAAAGGGTAGATTGCATCTCTGTTCTTTTTAAGAATGTTGATGATCAGTCTAGCTTGTCTTTCAGTTAGCTTATCTTGATTGTAGTATAATCTCTCGGCAATACTTTCTAAGATTTTAAAATCGTTCTGTCCAAGGCTAGCCGTCGGAAAGCAATTAAACAGGTGCTGACCCGTAGAGGTCACAAACTGTACAAGTTCTTCGATATACATTATATGTGCACATCTTCCATTCCGGCAGTTCGTAACTTGATAATATTACTGAGCTGCCATTGTTTAATATCAAGACCTTTAATAATCCCTAGCCATTGATTGCGTAACAAGGCAAACTCGTTAACAATTTTTTCTAGATCGACTACGTCGGCCTCACCGTCAACATACTTCTCACAGTCTCTGCTGCTAAGAGCACGTTGATAATTTTCTAGATACTTTTTAAATGCTTTGCTTCGTGTGCGGCGTAGCTCGATGTTGAGATACTCTAACACACCTTCGATTTCCTGCAACTGATTAAAACGCTGTTCTACAATGCCCGGCAACTGGGCCGAGGACTTTTCAAGGTTGCCATATACTTTGACTTCCTTTCGAGCCTCGTCCAGCTGGGCATAGTAGTACTCAATACAGTCAGGTAAGTGACTGATGTCTTTACTGACTTTTGAGTACCAATTCACAATTAATCCTCGTCGTAATCGTAGTTGTCTTCTTCTTCCTCGTCGTCGTCCCAACCTTTGTTTTCGTCGACGAGTAATTTGATTGCATCATCAAGATGGGGATCGTAACCAATGAATCCTTCGATTACATCTACGTCAAATTCAGTTGCTAAGAAATCTACATATTGATTAGCTGCTACTTCACGGCTCTTCTCAGGAATATATTCACGGAATAGATCCCAAAGTGTCGGAATTAAATTTTCATCCATTTGCTGCCTCACCTTCCTCTACGTTAGTTGTAAGTTGCTCTGCTGCTTTAGCATCCCATTGATTCATGATGATGTGCAGCTTATCTTCAGTCCAGTTCTTGCGGAACTCTGCAATAATCTCGCCAGACTCTTTGTCTGTGTACGCTAATTTATTGCCTACTTTAGATAGTACGCCCATCTTCTCGAACATGTCAACTAAACCGGATGTCGGAGCCATACCGGTCGAATACGGAATTTCAACTTGTACGTTTTCGAACGGTTTAGCATAACGTGTCTTCATGATCTTACACGCTGAACGAATACCGTGTACTTCGCTGGTCTTGTTACCATCAGCATCAACTTTGAGCTTGAGTTTCTTCATAGCAACAACAATTGATGATGCGTAGATAAACCCCTGTCCGCCACTAATCTTATCATCCGGATCAAACATGTCCTGCGATGCGTAAGTGTGATTAGTACAAACAAGACCTACATTGTAACTACCGAACTGGTTTACACAGTTACGAACAAGTGATGTAAGTGCTTTAGGCTTACGGCCCATGTCACCTTTCATTTCACCTGCTTCGAACTGGTTAACGTCTGTCGGAGTTAGCAACATACCTAGCGAGTCAACTACAAACAATACTTTCGGACGTTCTTCTTCCGGCATTGTCTTGTACTCTTTCATGAACTCTGAAATAGTTTTAGCAACGTCATCGATCATAGCCATGTTAAGTTTTAGTAACTTATCTTCGCTAACATCAACACCTAATGCTTCTAACCATGCCTGATCCAGAGCGTTTTCACTGTCAACTAGAATGACATAAATGCCTTGTTCTTGTGCTGACTTGATGATATTACCAGAACAGATATATGATTTACCTGCGCCAGATTCACCAGCAAATACTGTTACCTTACCAAGCGGAACTCCCTTGAAGAAGTCGTTACTAATGAGATAGTTAAGGGCGTAATTCCCAGTCGATATCCAGTCTGTTGGGTCATTAAACCCTACACCGAGTCCGTCTATGCTTTTTGTAATACTTTTTCTAAATTTGGTTATGTCAAATGCTTTAGACATTTAATCTTTCCTTTTTAATTTGCAATTTTCGTTGTGCCACCTCTTAAGGTTTCCACCGGTTGTTTCAGTACTACAGTAGGTACATTGATAAGTTTTTAACTTTTTACCTTTATTAGTATTTTGATTCGGATTACCTTTTAGTGCAATAGAAACTTTAGGATTTGGCACACCCTTTTTAGAGTCCGATATTGCTTTACTGTGTTCAGCAGTTCTAACATGTTTCTTTAATGCAGATGAGATCTTTAAACTATGAGCAGGCGATTGCGTTCTTCCTCTCATAGTTTTAGAATGTTCTGGACGTTTTTTATCTTTCCAAATACTCGGTTTACCTGCAGGTTTCCCCTTCAAAGGACTCGGCATTCCTGCGTTTTGTCCCCCGTCTTGACCATTTTCTGGAACTACATTTGCCCAACACTTTTTTCCTTCTGCATTAATGTCGTTAACAATATTAAACAATTCACTAAACGATTTAGCAAATTCTATCAATGAAATGCTATCAGTAAAGCGTTCGCACCAAACAGTCTCTACATTACGGCCATGAATTTTAATGTGTTTTTTCCAATACACACCTGATCCGGTATATTTTATCGGATCACGAATTGTTTTTCCGAAGTATAGCAAACCAGTCTTTCGGTGGCGCTTAATATATAGCCATGTTGGTACGAACTTCACTGATCGACCTTATTCTGATTTTTGACGGTTACGGATCATTGCAAGAATATCTTGC